AATTACATTGGTCGTTATGAAACTCTTCAGAAGGATTTTGACCGGATTAGTGGAATCATCGGCCTAGAGCGAAAGACGCTCCCTCATACAAACAGTTCAAAACATACTGATTATAGGAATTATTACACTACCGAAATGATCGAATATGTTGCTAAAACACACAAAAGAACAATAGACAAATTTGGATACATGTTTGATGGATAGATATGCAGAATTCGAAAAATACGAAAGGGCCTATAAACAGCCCAGCTACAGAATGGGAAATAATCGGAAGAATTCTGCTAAGAAAGTCCTAAAAGCGATAAAAGCAAGAGGTTCCTACCTGGATGTAGGCTGTGGCCGTGGTGAAATGGTCGAATTTGCCAAAGAATTAGGTTTTTCCCCTTCTGTTGGGGTTGAGGTTGTTGATTATTTGTTGAATGAGGACGTGGCTTACGGCCAAGCGCATAATCTACCATTCAACGATAACGAGTTTGATGTGGTAACAAGTTTTGATGCTTTTGAGCACTTTCTTCCTGAAGACACAGTGCAAGCATTAAGTGAGATAAATAGAGTTGCCAGGAAGGCTGTAATTCTATGCATTGCCTTTACCCCAAGCAATAATGGCAGAGACGAGTTACATATAAATTTGCGTCCAGTTAAAGAATGGGCTGCGCTAATAGAAAGGCATATCGACGGGAAAGCAGAACTAATTCCCGAAACATACAGATCCCATTCTAAGACATGGGTTATTACCAAGGAGTAAAGTAAGATGAGTGTAAATGTTGATGCAACCGGACTCGGAAATTTTGAGATTATTGTCAGGACTGCAACGATCGACCCGCCAAGCATGGCGACTACTGTTGATGGGCTGGTAGCTGATGTTGCTGTGTCGGATGTGGCTATTGGTGATGCAATTCTTGCAATCCCACCTTATGACACTGTGAATATTATCTATCAAGCAACAGCTGTCTCTAATGGTGTGTTAGATGTGAATTTTTACAATGCTGGCACAGGTACGACTAATCTTGCTTCTGCTACATGGACCTTCCTGATTATCAAACTTGGTAGTGCGTGAGTGAGCTTCAAGAGCTTTTACAGCAGCTAGAAACAAGAATAGCTCAAAGAAAACTCTTTACCTATCGCCCTTACGGGCATCCAGACACGCTTTCTCCTGATGGCGCTCTTTGGAAACGTATGAATGCGCTGCCAGAGGCAGATGAATGGGTAGAGTGGTCAAACAAACCTTGGCAGTTGGACTTCCACAACGGAGGCGCAACGCACAAGGAGCGGATGGCAAAGACAGGTAACAGAGAAGGCAAAACTGTCTGTGCTGCTGCCGAAACATCTATCCACATGACAGGCCAATATCCTGACTGGTGGGAAGGCAAGCGGTTTGACCATCCTGTATTAGTCTGGACAGGTAGCCCGACTAATGAAACATCCCGCGACATTGTGCAGAAAGAGCTTCTGGGAGGTACTTCAACTCAGGAGCTAGGCACAGGGTTCATACCAAAAGAACTCATCGTAGGCAGGCCCAGGATGCGGCAGGCGGGATGTTCTGACGTAGTTGATAAGTTCAAGGTCAATCATGTTTCTGGGGGTGTCTCAGAATGCATCATGAAGACCTATGAGCAGGGATGGAGAAAATGGCAAGGGACTGCCCCCCATGTCATTTGGCTTGATGAAGAGCCAGAAGATAATGAGGCGCAGGGTAAAATCTATTCAGAGGCCAGAACTCGAATTATAACGAGTAACGGCATCATAATGGTTACGTTTACTCCCTTGCTGGGGAATACGGCGCTTGTTACCCGTTATACGGACGATACATCCGGTAAAAAGCTGATTGTGGAAGCAACTTGGGACGACGTTCCTCACCTGAACGACCACAAGAAGCAAGACGCTCTGGCAGGTTACCAACCGTGGGAGATAGCCTCCAGGACAGCCGGTGTACCTATGATGGGCGAGGGCCGTATCTTCACTACGGAAGAGGAAGATATTGCTGTTGATCCGTTTGAGATCCCGCCATATTTTGCACGACTGAACGGAATAGATTTTGGATTAGACCATCCTTTCGCCTGTGCCAAAATCGCAATAGATCGGGATAACGATATTATCTATGTCTACGATGATTACAGAAAGAAAGGCGAAATCAACATGGCATTCCATGCCGCGAAGATTAAAGAGCCACTTCCCTGGATTCCAGTCGCTTGGCCGCATGATGGGGCAAAAAGATCACCGTCAGCAGGTGGCAAAGAAGCCAAAACGCTAAAGCAGAAACTTGTAGTTAATGGCGTCAACATGCTGAACAAGTCTGCACGATATTCCAACGATGCCGGTGGCCCTCAGCCTGTATGGCCGATTGTTGAAGAAGTTCTTGAGAGAGAGCGTAGCGGTAGGTTTAAGGTGTTTAAGACTTGCCGGAATTATCTTGAAGAGCGTCGCAATTATCATACAAAAGAGGGCAAGATCGTTGCAACGCGAGATGATTGTCTGAAGGCGGCATTTTATGCCGTCATGATGAAGCGATACGCGAAGACTGGATTTAAGAAGCATTCACGTAAACCAATGGTTTCCTGTATGAGTACGCGAGTATGAAAAGACAAAACAAGAAGATTCTGCCCAAAAGCCGGGCTGAATTAGAGAAGTTTGTTAGAAATATGGGTTATAGCCCTTATGGGAAGATTGCTTATAGGGGTAGGGAAATTTTCCTATCTGAAACTGAATATGAAAATGACCAACCGAGAGTATATCCTTGGGGCTACTATCAAACCTTCTGGGTTATTACCCGTGAGGACTCAGATGAGAAATTCCAGGTTGGTAGCTGGGTGGAATTCGATGCTATGCACGACAAAGAAGAAAGTCTAACGCCTGAAGAAAAACGCAGGGCACGACTGGAAACGGCTTTGCAACATGCGAAGAAATGGGTTGATAGCGCAGCGGCGGTAGCAAATGCCTAAACGATTCACAAAAGACGATAAAGAAGTCATTGTAGAGAAGATCTGCGATAGCCATTCTGACAGAAAGAGGAAGCGCCGCTATCTTGAAAAGCAATGGGCTGAAATAGATCGTCAGCTCGAAATGACGCCATCTAAAAAGGTACAAAAAGCGCGTCAAGGCAAGATAGAGCAAGATAATGCATGGATGGCAGAAACAGAGCTGCCTAATCAGGCCGAAACGCTAGAAATAAGTGTTGCAGATGCCCGCAGGCTTATGTTCCCGAAAGATGATTATGGATTTTCTGCTCATGCTGGCCTAACAGACGAGTATCTGAGTCGTGTTGATTATCAGGCAATGATTGCTGGTGATAAAAACGATGTTCCATCAAGAATTACACAGGATAATGCCGATAAGCTTGTCCAGGGGACTATTTCAAACTGGCGTAATCAATACGGCTTCAAAGGTAATATAGATCAGATTAATGGAGAGGCATTCAAATATTCTATGGGTGTTGGCCGTGGGCGATACGTAAAAAAGCGTGTTTTCCTGCATACATCAAAAGGTGTTCAGTACAAGGATCAGAAAATCCCGATTATCGTTCCAAGGAGCATTAAAAGAACCTATTTGGATGATTCCTGCCATTCCTTAAATAATGAAGGTATTTCTGTAGCGCCAGGGCAAATATTTGAGTATTCCATTCAGGCAAAAGACTTGCAGATGGCAAGTGCTTCCGGGTCATCTGATGTTGATGACATGCAGGGTGGCTGGATTAAGGGAGCTATGAAGGAATGGAATGCGGCGGGAAGTGTTAACGTCCTTGAGTGGGAAGGCGATATGGTAGTAGAGCGCAAAAGTACGGGTGCGCTCTATCTTGCTAATTCGATTATTTCTGTAGCTGTTGGATATAAATCTGGCAAAAAGACATCGCAAACGGATCGAGTAGTTTTCAGAATTAGAAAAAATGAAATGCCATTTTCGTCTTATATCCTATTCCCATACCATCAGGAACATATTGATAGCCCCTATGCTACTTCTCCATTAATGAAGGGTAGGCCAGTGCAGGCAACTGCAACAGAGGCGCTGAATATGTTGATGGAGCTTGGAGCACTTAATGTCCTCCCGCCACTGTCAAGGGATAGTGACACAGATGAAGAGCCGGAAGTCTATCCGGGGGCTATTTGGGGAGATACGGTAAAGGTCAACCAGATTGGTGATCCTCAAGCTATGCTGGCGGTATATAGTTCACTTCTTCAGCAATATGCGGATGTGACTGGAACAACGGCTCCGCGTCTTGGTGCTCAGACTGTCAGTCATACGACTGCTTATGCAAAAGACGCTGAATTAGCCAGAGGCCAGGTAAGAATTAATAATTATGTCGATTCGACAAACGAAGGTCCGATGAAGCGTTGGCTGCACATGGAGTATGAAATGGGCAGAGCCAATATGACGGATGAATTATTCTATATCAAGCCATATAACGGTTTTGTCCAGATCAAGAAGTCATTTCTCCCTGATTTTGTTGAATTCGATGTTTATGGTGCAGGTCAACCAGCAGACGAACAAGCGAAGTTCCAGAAGCGCATGGTTGCATTGCAGCAGGCCGTTCAGTTAGACCAATTGAGAATATCTATGGGTATGCCGCCTAAGCTCAATCTTGATACGTTGATCGAGCAAGAGTTGTTGCAGGGTGGATGGACTGATATTGATATGTTGATTAATCAGTCTGCACCACAGACACAGATGGAGCCTAATCCTGGCCTGCAAGTAGCTGCACAGCAGGGATTGGCATTTGGATCATGAAAGTACAAGACCTACCAGTAGAATCTCAACAATTATTGATCGAGTTAAATTCGCGTCCTGGATGGCAACCAATTCTTGACGCAATAAATGAAGGAAAGTTTCCAAGGTATAAGCCTCACGGCGAAGACCCGAAGGAATCCCAGTTTTATAACTGGGTTTTTTATTCTGGGAAGCTAGAAAAGGCAACTCAGGTTATTAAACTATTAAGTGGAGTAAAAGAATGACACAGCAAGCCGAGGTTACAGAAACCAATCAAGAGCCGACTCAGGCATCTGGTGAGGTGGAAAACGCTCAGGATGAAGTCTCGTTAGACAGTTTACTGTCTGAATATGACGAGCCTAAAGAGGAGCCAAAGGCGGCCCCTCAACCGGAAGTACCGCAAATCTCATCGGATGTGCAGAATTTTATGAATCGTCAGATCAAGAAAGAGAATGATCAGGCAATTAATGAAGCTGCAAAAATCATGAAGGAGTCTGTTGGTGATACTAATCTAACGGAGAAATGGTTCAAAGGTCAGTTACACTTGGCTGGAGCCGAAGATCCAAGGATTATCGATGCTTTTAATAATCGTGATAATGCCCCGAAGCAGTGGGAAGCGATTGTAAAAGGTATTGCTACTGATCTAGCGAAGGATCTTGCTCCGACAGATCAGAGTGCCACAGAGTCATGGAATGCCGTTGCGAGTGCGGTGCATAGCGCATCAACCTCAGCCCCAAAGACAGAGCCAGGATTTTCAGATAAGGATCTGAAAAACATGTCGGACGCCGAATTTCAGGCATTCAAACAACAGCATGGGTTCCGTCGGTAGGGCACAATTAAGGAGACATAATCATGTCTACAATTAGTGCAACTAATACAGAGCTGCCGCGCGTTGTTAACGCGGTATATAAAGAAACTTATCTTCGCCAAGGCAAATCGCGTTGTCTTCACTTTCAGGGCACTGAGCCTGCTGAAGTGATGCTTAATCGTGGTGCGCTGGTGTGTAATTGGCAGCAGATGTCCAATCTGGTATCTGCCTCGCCTGCTCAGGCCGCTGGTGTAGAACTTCCTCAATATGCAACTTTGACTGAGCTGACGACTACAGCCGCGTATGGACAAAGCAGGAGTGCTGACGCCCTTTCCGTAAGTCAGGTAACAGCAACTGCCGCTAAATACGGCAACTACGTCATTCTAAATGAAGAGGCCGACCTGATTAACCCGTCTACTCAGATGGACAAGATCATGGAAGTCATTGGTATTAATGCCGGTGATTCTCTTGATAAGCTTCAGTCTATTGGGATGAACAGCGGGGCCACTCTTGTCTATGCTGGTGGTGTAGCTAGTGAGGGTGCTGTGGTATCGAAAATCACTCTGGCATCTATCAAGAGTGTTATTAATACCCTTGATAAGAAAAAGGCGACTACCTTTACTCCAATGGCTACTGGAAGTACTAATTTTGGTACGACCCAGTTGATGCCTGGATTCATTGGTATTACACATCCTGATGTTGCAATGGATGTTACCCAGTTGGCAGGATTCAAGCCGTATGAAACCTATGCTGGTCAAGTTGCCGGATTCTTGGGTGAATATGGGTCAATTACTGCTGGGGGTCGTACTGTTCGCTTCTGTTCTGCGCATAATGCAGACGTAGAAGCTGATGCAGGTGGCCTAACTGGTACTACTGGTCTAATTTCTGAGACTGGGACGAATATCGATACCTATACAACCCTGATCTATGGTCAGGCAGCGTTTGGTTCTCTCGGATTTGGAAGCACCTATGGCACTGGTTCGTATCGTGCTGGTGATGAGCTTGATCCTATCGAGCTTGTTGTTAGTGGTACCTTGGCAAGTCCAGCTGATCCTTATGGCGAACTTCAGTCGATTGCTTGGAAAGCATGGCATGCAGATGTCGCGCTTAATACTAGTTGGTCCAGAGGAATCGTATCTGGAGCTACTTCCTTGTAAATCATGTGGGGGAGGAAACTCCCCCATTTTTAACGGAGTATTTATGACAATCAGTACACTTCATGCAATAGATTCCAGATCAAACTGGGATAAAGTATCTCGACGCCAATGCTGGAAAGGTGCAGGAAAACTTGGGATTCCATTTCCAACCGGGGCCACTCATGATGAAATGATTCGTATTTTTGAAGCTGCTGGTGTTGCTCCAGAACAAGTAGTTAATTTTGTTCCGGCGATTGTTGAGACGCCTCAAGGTGATAAAGTTGTAATGCATCCAGAAACCCATGAGCGCAAATATGACGAACATAAAGAGCATCGTCGCATGGAAGAAATGGAGCGCAGAATCCAGGAAGGTGTTGAAAAGGATAGGGCGGAGAAAGAAGCTCTGACTGCAAAAGCAAATAAGAAAGAAATTGATGGTATCAAATCTGACATATCTGAATTGAAAGATATGTTCAGGCAGGTATTAACTCAAATGGCAACAAGTCCACCAGAAAAGCAAAAAGCAGAAACGCTAGAGACAATGCACTGGAAGAAGTTCCAGAAAATGGCTAAAGATATTGGCGAGACCTGGACAACTAAAGAGCCAAGAGGGCCAATCATAGCCAAGCTAGAGGCAAGAGAGAATGTCGAAGAACCTTCTTAATGGTGTCAATGATGTACTTCAGAAAGTACAGATAGTCAGATCTAATCATCTTTTGACGACGTTGACAAACTCTCAATGGCAGATATTCATTGATAATGCGATTTCGTCATGGAA